GGCGAGTTTTGTGCACGGGTTACTGCCCGGCCAGTTTTTGGATTTAACCAGAGCACGCAACGCCGACATGGGCGCTTGCGCCTCCAATCAGCCAGGTGCTCGGAATGTCGCGGTACCAGCTCGTCCCGGCCAGCCATCTCGTGCCTGGACAGCCTGGCTCCCATCGGTGGTCAGCAATCTCTGCGGTGTCGCGTTTCAGGACGCTCGCAGCTAGAGCGATCAAGCTCGCGTCGCTGGCGCCGCCGCCAAACAACTGCAAGATCGCTCGCACCAACAGCGTCTTCGGGATGACAACCATGCCTCTGGCCTGCCCATGCCCCCAAGACAGGGGACTGTCAGACCAGGTTCTTCCGGCGCCACCGACGATTCCGCCTCCGTCGATCGGGCTCAAGACCCGAACAGCGACTGGCTGACTAAGCTCAGGTGGACTCCGTTCTCCCAACGTCTCAGCTTCGCGCGCATGTGTTGCGGCTAGCTCGGCCGAGGTCGGGATCCTGAAGCTGCGACGCCACACCTCGCTCGCGAGGTTGTTGGTGACGCGGCCGATCTGTCCCCAGTCAGCATCACGCATGGCTGGCCAAACTATGCCCGCCGCTCGAGCGACAAGGTCACTGGTTGCCAGCCTCTGCAGTCTGCCTGCACGGATGTTCTTGCGGATCGCTCGGTCAGCGCGCTGCACTGCTACAGCCATCGGGACACGCTTGCTGGGACCCCCATTCTCCGCGGGCGTGGTCACTCGTGAGCTGGAAGCCTCTGGCGGGCCCGTGCCGAGCGAGCGCAGTGCTCTTTCTCCGCATCGCACCAGCTTGGTGGGCCAGTGCTGCCCGACAGTCGCCGCATCGCTCAGCAGCAAGTCGGCGGCACCCGCCCATGTGCGCCCCGCGCGCGAGTCAAAGGTCGCAATGGCTTCAATCACAAGCGCCGCAACTAGGTCAGGAGGTAGTCCGCGCCCCACCAGGACCGCGCCCTGCCGCGCGATGGACTCACAGTGGAGGCCCGGACTGATCCCGGGTTGATCCCAGTTGCCACTCATCCATGACCCGATACTCCGTGCCAGATGACCAGCGCGCACGTACCCCGGCCCATAGATGTTCTTGAGGAACTCACCGGTGCCGCGGTGTATCATGCACTTTGCAGCATTGGCTTGCAAACCGCCTGCCAGAGCAGTCGCGTTCCATAGCTGCAAGGCGTACTGGTGCTTGGCAATCAGGAGGACGTCGTCTCCGTGGTAGGCTGCGAACTCGATCGCTAGCTCGTGCCCATCCTCGCGAGCCCATTCAATCACAGCCTGGTAGTAGACGTAATTCGCCCAGCTGTTCAGGTATGTTGTATCGAGATACCCTGACAGCAACTTGTCCGGCGGTCGAATTGTCGCGCCGGATGGAGCAACAAGCGTCACGTCTTCCAGACTTGCGCGGACCCACGAGTTGGCCGCAATGAGGTCATGCAAAGCAGCCCGCTCACTGATGCACGCGCGGAACCAGTCCTCGCGAGCGTCGTAGATCCCCTGCATGAGCGCTGTCTGGTGCTGAGCATTGAAGTCACTGTAGTCGAAGCTAGACACCCAGTGCTGCTCGTGGCAGTATTTGAGTATCTTCGCCTCCAACTTGATGTGCTCACCGGCCTTCGCCCCAATCCAGAACGGTGCGCTGGTGAGCTGACACTGAGAAACGCTGGATGGGTAGGCTGCTGCCGCGTAATGAGGCAGCGTCGGCGCGATGATCGCACGCAGCTTGCCGCCCAACTCGTTCTTCTTCGTGTGGCCATGGGCGACCACGTGGGGCCGTCCGTTGTACACGCCCTTAATCCAGCTCAGAGGAAGCGTTTCGACGACTTCCTGCTTAGTTAGTCGCATCGCGACCCCGACCTCGGCGCTAATCTCACCAATCACCTCGGCCTGCCTTGGAGTGAGCTTGGAGCCGGGCGCTCCGCGCACCACCCACTCAGCCCTGTCCGCCCACCAATCTTCGATAGGCCGCACAAGGTGTTTAGGGGGAGGCCCGCTCGCGACCATCGCCTGGCTAGCAACACGCCTAGCAAATTGTCGCAAGCTTTCTCCAGTGCGGAAGGGGCGTAACGAGGGTGCTGGCTCGCTCCTCTTGCACCATTCCAGCTCCCAGTCAACTTCGCCCACAGCCTTGGCTGCCAGCGTGTGCGGATACGAGAGTAGCGCAAGTAGCCCTGCACTTGCCCGCGCTCCGCCGGGCAACCGCCCGGTAAGTCGCAGCCGGTCAGAGAACCGCTTCGCGTTGTCTTTCCACACGTGAGCGCATCCCCAGCTCGCACATTCATCGATCATTGTCGAGCGGAGATCAGCCGGCCAACTAGCTGCCCAGACCAGGAACGAACAAACTGCTTGTCTCTCGAGTCCAATGATCTGGCCAACGATAGAGACAAGAGCGGCCCATTCAGTGGCGGAGAAGCGGGGAGCCACGGTGGTCAGCACGACGCTAAGGGGCGTGCGCAGACGCACGCCAGCGCCAACGCTGGCCACCGGGAACATCATACCCCAGGCGCGGTGGCACCGCGTCGGTGCCGGCCCGCCGTTGCGCATATCGCACATCTCAGGAGCATGCATGATCGAACGCGGTCCGCAAGACTCGCACTTCTCCGGTGCCAGGTTTGAGTATTGCTCTCGCGAATGCACGCGCGAGCAAAACACAACCTGGCGAACCGCTTCACCAGCGACCCGCTCGAAAGAAGGGACGTTGACGTGAGCCGCAAGCTCACGGATCCACGTCAGCG